CAATACTGCGGTCCAGGTTATACTTATGATTCTACAAAAGATAAATTTATTTCACCAAAACCCTATGCTTCATGGGTATTAGATTCAAATGATGACTGGCAAGCACCAGTTACATATCCAACAGATATAACAGAAAAAAATATTTTTTGGGATGAAGCAGGTCAAAAATGGACAGCAAACGATTTTGAAGACCCACAAAATAACTTTGATTGGGATGCGTCAGCGCTAGTTTGGGTAGCAGTTTAATTATTCTTTACAAATTATTTAAAATAATTTATATTCTTTTCATAAAGCAATATTATGAATTTAACACACTACTACTGGTATTTTCAATCGGTTATTCCAGAAAATATTTGTGATGATATCACCAGGTACGCAAAACAATTAAATGATGAAATGGCAGTTACGGGCGCTTTTTCTAATGGTAATTTAGATAAAAAACAAATTAAAGATTTAAAGAAGAAAAGAAATTCTTCTGTTGCTTGGATGGATGACAGATGGATTTATAGAGAGATACAACCTTACATTCATAAAGCTAATCAAAGTGCCGGTTGGAATTTTCAATGGGATTTTTCTGAGTCTTGTCAATTTACAAAATACAAAAAAAATCAATATTATGATTGGCATTGTGATAGTTGGGATAAACCTTACGAAAAAAAAGGTCATCCTAGTGATGGAAGAATTAGAAAATTATCTGTAACTGTAACTTTATCTGACCCTAAAGATTATAAAGGTGGTGAATTAGAATTTGATTTTAGGGACAAAGAACCTAGTAAAAAACAAAACGTAAGAAAATGTAAAGAAATACTACCGAAAGGATCTTTGGTGGTTTTTCCAAGTTTTATATGGCATAGAGTGTGCCCTATAAAAAGCGGAGAAAGAAACAGTTTGGTTATCTGGAATTTAGGATACCCATTTAAATAAAAGGAAAAAATGTCATTTAAACAAAACAAATACACAGTGTTAAAAAAAGCTATTTCAAATGAATTAGCTGATTTTATATATAAATATTTTTTAAATAAAAGAGAAGTAGCTAGATATTTATTTGATCAAAAATATATATCTCCATTTAATGCAGAGTATGGTGTGTGGACAGATCCCCAAGTACCAAATACTTATTCACATTATGCGGACATAGTAATGGAGACATTATTAAAAGAAGTTAAACCTGTTATGGAAAAACACACAGGTCTAAAATTAAGTGAGACATATTCTTTTGCAAGGATATATAAAAAAGGAGATGTTTTAACAAGGCATAAAGATAGACATGCTTGTGAAATATCCACTACATTAAATTTAGGTGGCGAATCATGGCCTATATATTTAGACCCAACAGGTAAAAAAGGACAAGCTGGAATAGAAATTAATTTAAACCCAGGTGATATGTTAATTTATTCTGGTTGTGATCTTGAACATTGGAGAGAAGAGTTTAAAGGTAAAGACTGTGGACAAGTATTTCTACACTATAACAGAAAAAATTCAAAGATAGCTAAAGCTAACCATTTAGATAAAAGACCTTTTATTGGTCTTCCTGAATGGTTTAAGCACTTTAAATAAGTAAGAAATAGTCATTGAAAAACACATTGAATTAATATTTAATGTGATATACTACCTAGTAAACAGGATTTTATATGTTACAAAAACTAGGTTTTGCTCCCGGATATAATAAACAAGTTACCGAACTAGGCGCTGAAGGTCAGTGGTTTGATGGTAATAATGTTAGGTTTAGATATGGCTCACCAGAAAAATTAGGTGGTTGGGATCAGTTAGGTGAAGATAAATTAACAGGAGCCGGTAGAGCTTTGCATCATTGGGATAATAATGCAGGGATTAAGTACGCAGCAATAGGTACAAATAGAATGTTGTATGTATATTCTGGGGGTCAGTTCTATGATATTACTCCAATAAGGGTAAGTATAGCAAACGTTAATTTTTCAAGTGCAAGTGGAACTCCTACAGTCACAGTCACATTTTCAACTGCACATGGAATGCAAGAAGATGATGTTATATTGTTTACAGGTGTAACTGGAGTTACTGCAGTAGGGTCTACTTTTAATGATGCTTCTTTTAATGACATAAAATTTATGGCAACGTCTGTGCCAACAGCTACAACTATTACAATTACAATGGCTTCTAATGAAACCGGAACTCTTTTAAATAACTCTGGAGATGGTACAGGTAATCCTTTTTATCACGTTGGCCCATCTCAACAACTAGGTGGATTTGGTTGGGGTACTGCAAACTTTGGTGGAACTGCCTCTGGTATTGCAACTACAACTCTAGCAACTGCCATAACAGATTTAGTTACAACTAATATTGTCCTTGCAAACTCAACAGCGTTTCCTGATTCTGGAGAAATTAGAATTGGTACAGAAGACATTAGTTATACAAACAATGACCAGGCAACAGGGACCTTAAGTGGAGGAGCTAGAGGTGTCAATGGAACTACAAAAGCTACACATAGTGGAGGAGCAACAGTAAGTAATATTTCAACTTTTGTTGCATGGGGTGAATCATCGACAGACGATGTAACACTTAACCCAGGTTTATGGGTATTAGATAATTTTGGTACAAAATTAATTGCACTTATTTATAATGGTGAATGTTTTGAGTGGGATGCACAACCAACAAATGCTACTTCAATTAGAGCAACAATTATTGCAAATGCCCCTACAGCATCTAGACATGTATTAGTATCGACACCGGATAGACACTTAGTATTTTTTGGAACAGAAACAACAGTAGGAGATAAAAACACACAAGATGATATGTTTATAAGGTTTTCGGACCAGGAAAATATTGATGGAACTACAGCCTATACAGTTACTGCAGAAAACACAGCAGGTACGCAAAGACTTGCAGCAGGTTCTAAAATTATGGGAGCTATTAAAGGTCGGGATGCAATTTATGTTTGGACAGACACGTCATTATTTTTAATGCGTTTTGTAGGTGCACCTTTTACTTTTTCTTTTGAACAAGCTGGAACTAACTGTGGATTAATTGGTAAGAATGCTTGTGTTGAAGTTGATGGTGTTGCTTATTGGATGTCTGAAAATGGTTTCTTTACTTATGATGGTCAATTAAAATCAATGCCTTGTCTTGTTGAGGACCACGTTTATGATAATTTAAATAGCACAGCTAGAGATTTAATTAATTGTGGTTTGAATAATTTATTTACAGAAGTTAATTGGTTCTATTGTAGTAATGGGTCTAATCAAATAGACCGTGCGGTTACATATAATTACCTAGAATCAAGTAATAAAAGAACTGTATGGACTATAAGTTCACTAACTACAGAAACCAATTCATCTGGTGCAAATGTAAAAATAGGTTTACCTAGAGCATCATGGTCAGACTCAGCTGTATTTAATAAACCTCATGCAAATTATTATGACCCTGATAGCAATACTTCTTATGATGTACAAGGTAACACCGATGGTTGCACAATTTATTATGAACATGAAACAGGAACAGATCAAATTGATGCTGGGGGTGTGGTTACTCCTTTAAAAGGGACTATTACTTCTGGTGAATTTGATATCACACAAAAAAGAGCTGCGTCAGGTCAATCAATTGGTGCGCCAGACATTAGAGGTGATGGTGAATACATTGCAAAAATTAGTCGTATCATACCTGATTTTATAGAACAGGTAGGGGATACAAGAGTATCACTAGTTACTACAGACTACCCAATTAACACTCCAGTAGTAAGACCTTTTGATATAACAACAACTCAAACAAAACAAGACGTTAGAATAAGAGCTAGAGCAATTGCTTTACAAATTTCTAATATATCTAGTGCACAAAATTGGAAACTAGGTACATTTAGGTTAGACATAATGCCTGACGGGAGGAGAGGATAATGGTACCGTTCTATAATGCAAAAGACCAAGCTATCTATAACGCTGGAGATAAATTTATGTCTCAAAGCAAATATTTACTAAATGATTATGTTCCTACAGAAGGTATAAGTTATGAAGGAGATGGTTCTCCTGTATCATATGCTAACTCAGGTATCATGACTCAATCTCCAATTATTTATCCACCGATTGTTAAACAATTAGGTAATGATGGTGGTGGTGGAGGTGGTGATTTTACTGGACCTACTAAAGTTGAACCGCAATTTGATTATGAATACGATGCTTTAGGTGGTTTAAATAATTATGACAATGTTGATTTAACAGAAGAAGAACAAGCAGCTTTAGACGCACAAATTGCAGGACCACAGTTAAGTAGATCAGGTGCACTAGCTACAATAGCTGGAATGATGTCAGCTCCAATTACAACAATGAGTTTTCATCATAGACGTAATAAAAAAATACAAAAAGAATTAGAGGAAAAAACACGACAAGCAGGTATTCAAGCAGATTTAGATAGAGCTTACTCAAATCAATCTCAAAAATCAATAGATCAACAAAATCAAGCAGGAGTTGGAGGTGGACAATTTGATGGAGCAGAAACTAAAGAACAATATGATGCTGAGCCAACTGCTTATTCTGGCTCTTTTGCTAAAGGAGGCAGAGTCGGATACTTCTTTGGTGGTAGAATAGGATTTAGAGGCGGCGGAATGGATGCATCATCAGATGATTTTGGTGGTGGAAATACTCCAGGACCGGGAGATACTGGGGGAGAAGGTGGTAATAACCCTACTGATAATTCTAATACACAATTTGATGGCGGTAATAATGATGGCGCAAGTGATAACCCACCAGTAGCAGTGGTTGATAATAACCCTGTAGATATTTCAACTGTAACAAAATCAATAGGTAATTATGATATACCTTATGGTCTTGAAGCATTGTTAGAAAATAAAGGAAGATTTCAAGCAGTTATAAATCCTGAAGAAATATTAGAAAAAAATTTAGGTGTAGATTTTACTTATGATAAGGGGCCTTATCAAGTAGGTTTTAATGCAGACATGGAAGGAAATAAAAATTTAGGTATAAGTTACAATAAAGGTAACTTAAGTGCTTACGCTAATACTGATTTCGATAACCCAAGTTTAGGTTTTAAATATAGCAAAACATTTGCAAACGGAGGACTAGCAAGTATTTTATAATGGCAAAAATTGTACAATCATTAACTAGAGCAAGTAAAGAATATGAGGAAAGAACTTTTCAATCATTAGTAAGAGATCTTGACGGTGTTATTAATAAATTAAATACTTCTTTTCAAGAAGAACTTAAACAGGAGATAGAAGCGAGA